AAGGAAAAATAAATATCAGAAAATTTGTAGGAATCAAAAAAATCAACTATATTTGTAATGTCAATAAGAAAGGAGGTAAAAATGAAAACTTAGAATTTACTTTATAATAAAGAAAAAAAGAATTTATTAGATTTTGTAAAACAAAAAAAAGAAATTATGAGACAAGAAGATTTAAAAATGTTAGAAAGCCTACTTTGGGAATTTAAAATACAATACTCTAACGAACTAAGCAAAAGCGAATTACGCTCAATCATGGAAATAACAGCATTATTAATCATTAAAATAAAAAAATAATATGGCAGCAACACAATTTTCAGCAATTTACGTAAATAATGAAGGAAAAATCATCGAAAGAGAAATCCCAGGAATGAACACCTACAAAATAGCGGAAAAATTCGCTAAGATGTTAAACGACCCAGAAGAAACAAAACTAGTATGTGTAGTAGAATCGTGGAAATTATATCCTAAAGAAAATGAAAAAACCAAAAAAGATTAAAAAATATGAAGCAGACGGATATATTTTCAATACATTTCAGGAGCTAAAAAATTACGTGTACTTCAACACATCAACAAAAATGAAAAAAATATGTTATGAACTAGATGAAGATGTTATTACAAAAAAATATATCTTCACAAAACAAGAAAGGAGGTTAATATGCGAAAAAACTTTTGACAAAGATGAACAAGATGCAAAAATTTGGAAACAAAAACAATTAAAATTATGGTAACATGAAAATCACAGGTAATCAATGGGTGGAAATTATCCGAGCTATCAGTACGGCAATCATTGCTATAATTACGACCTTATGTGTGCAGTCGTGTACAATGAGCCTATCCGTAAGCAAAAACAATCAAAATTCAACGCAAAAGACCGAACAAACAACAACGTCAAGCGTTGATAGCACACATATTAATATTAATCCTAAAAACTATTAAAAAATGGAAAGAGAATTTAACGACATGAAAGATGTATTCAAGGTATTACCAACAACACAGGAAGAAAATGAATACATGATTGTAATTGGAAAACATTTGGCAACAACAGAAAAATTTCCAACACGTGAAGCAGCAGAAGAAAAAATCAACTCCGTAGATTGGAACCTAATTGCGGCAATGATTTATGCTTGCAAAGAAGCGGACGAATACGAAAAAAAATTAAAACGCTCCGCAAAAAAAGTTACAAAAGAAATTATCAACGACGCTAAAAAAAAGGAGGGCTAAACCATGGCAATACAAAAAAACATTGGTAAAAATACCATAGGAGACAATAACAAAATGTCCGTAAGTCTACATGATTACAACATGTCGACACACGATTTATCAACAATCGTAAGAAATACACAAAGTCCAGGAACACTAGTTCCAAATCTATGCTTAGTAGCTCAAAAGGGAGACACATTCGACATTGACATCGATTCAAATGTACTTACACATCCAACAACAGGACCTTTATTCGGGTCGTTCAAGCTAGAACATCACGTATATACAGGACCAGTGAGACTATACAATAGCTGGTTACACAACAACCGAACAAAAATTGGACTGAATATGGAGCAAGTAAAATTACCACAATTAAAAGTGGGTATAACAACATTATCAGATAGTCCTTCAAATGAGGAAAAACAATGGATACAAGTAAATCCAAGTTGCCTACTAGCTTACCTGGGAATCAGAGGATACGCTAATACACCCAGTAACGGATCAGGAGTAGTAAGCAAAAATGCGCTACCTATATTAACGTATTTTGATATATTTAAAAATTACTATGCAAACACACAGGAAGAAAACTTCTATATGATTGGAACATCTCCAAAACTATCAGTAAACATTAATGGCATAGTAGTAAATAATCCAGATGACATTGTAGAAAGCCAAGGATCAATAAATCCGACTTCAACCATAAAGGTAACTACGACAGGAATACAAACAAATAATATAAGATTAATAGTAAAACAAAACCAAAACGGAAGAACAAACGTAATGACTCCAGAAGAACTAGGGGACGCAGAGGTAGCAAGTAACACTTTAACTATAAAAACAACGAATATACCAACTGGAGGAACATGGTTTGTAAGAAACATATACTCAACGCAAAGAACATCTCTAGAAAAATATCCACTAGAAAACCTAGACACAATCAGAGATAAAATACTACTGACACCAGGAGATACAGTATTCGACATATCAAACAGAACCTTGAGTGTTGAACCATTCACAAATTTTGCGAAGAGAAACCCGCAAACTATTCTAAACACATCATTTGCACAATACGGACTATGTCTAAAAACATACAACAGCGATGTATATCAAAATTGGATCAATACCGAATGGATAGAAGGCGTAACCGGAATCAATGAAGCAAGTGCGGTAGATGTAGCAGACGGCAAGTTATCCATGGACGCACTAAACTTAGCACAAAAAGTATATAACTTCCTAAATAGAATTGCAATAAGCGGAGGTACTTATAAAGACTGGTTGGAAACAGTATACACAGGCGGAAACTACATGGAAAGATGTGAAACTCCAATGTTTGAGGGAGGCGTAAGCCAGGAAATCGTATTCCAAGAGGTGATAAGCAACAGCGCAAGCCAAGAAGAACCATTAGGAACACTGGCAGGAAGAGGCGTAACAACGGGACGCCAAAAAGGCGGACATATTCGAATCAAAGTAACGGAACCATGTTACATAATGTGTATATGCTCAATCACGCCACGCATCGACTACGGACAGGGCAACACATGGGATACATATCTAGAAACTATGAATGATTGGCACAAACCAGCACTTGACGGAATTGGATACCAAGATTCATTAAACGGTGAAAGAGCATGGTGGACAGACCACATTGCAACCAACGGAGGATCATTAACAAAAACATCAGCTGGAAAAACTGTAGCCTGGATAAATTACATGACAAATGTAAACAGAACATTCGGAAATTTCGCGCCAGAAATGCCAGAAAGCTTTATGGTACTCAACCGTAATTACTCAATGGATAGTAAGGGTCAAATAGAAGATTTAACAACCTATATTGACCCAGTAAAATTCAATTACATTTTTGCAGACACAAATCTAGACGCTATGAATTTTTGGGTACAAACAAAATTTGACATCAAAGTAAGACGTCTAATCAGTGCAAAACAAATTCCTAACCTATAAAAATTATAACATTATGAAATATTCAAAACCAACAAAAAACAACGGAAGACTAGAATCCGTAGAAATTTATGAAGGCGAAAGCATTGAAACAAAATGCGCAAGAGTATTAGAAAGCGGTGAACCAATCACAGACACCGCGCCAATAATCTATACAGCAAAAGAAGATGGAGTACTGCCAGCATACAATATCCGTACAGACAGATTTGATATCGCAATGGACGCATATGATAAAATCACAAGAAATTCGGCAAAAAAGGAAATAGCACCTAAGCCAGAAGATTTCGGAAATGTACCCAATAAAACAGACGGAGGATCACCAAGTGAAAACTAAACTGTTTGAAAAGGTATTTTCAAAGCCTTGTAGGTAACAAGCACTTCGGAGTATTGTCTGGTTTAATTACCAGACAATACACGAAAGTACGCACCTACAATTTATTATCGAGTAATATGAATATCGCTTTGAACATCAAAGCGCGAAAATGTAAATAATTATGATAGGAGCAATAATGGGAATAGGAGGAGCTCTAATGGGAGCACTCAATGCAAACAGTGCAAGTAACCAAAGTTGGCAAAGACAACACCAGCTAATGGAAATACAAGCTGAATTGAATCGAAAAAATGCCAAGTTCAATACAGCGCAAGCAAAAGAAATGTGGAATTACACCAACTTTGAAAATCAAATGAAACACATAAAAGAAGCAGGACTAAGTCCAGGGCTAATTTATGGAATGGGAGGACAAGGAGGCTCGACACAAGGAGCAGGAGCAGCAAACGGAGTAGGATTACCTCAAGACCAATCCGTAGGAATGGGTCTAAGAGCACAGGAAATCGGAATAGAAATGGCTAATGCACTAAGTCAAATCAAACTTAACGAAAGCCAAGCCAGCAAAAACGAAGCCGAAGCAAATAAAATCAAAGGCGTAGATACAGAAGCGCAACAAGCTACCATCGATAACCTGATAGCGCAAACTTCAAACGAAAAAGTGAAGAAAGGGCTCATCTTAGGACAAATCAGAGTAGCAGATGCAGAAGAGGAACTTAAACGAAACATGGCCGATTGGACAAAAGACAAAGCCGACGAAACACGCTGGAATATCAAAAGCCTACAAAAAGGAATCGATAAACTAACTGAAGAAATCGACGGAATGAAACTCGACAACGAGTTAAAGGAAAGAACAATTGACAATAAAGTGAAAGAATCCTCTCTAACGCTTCAAAACCTGATGACTGAAATACTTCTTAAGGGAAGTCAACGAAAAGTCAATGAAGAGGAAGCAAAAGCAATTCCGACACGAATTCTACAAGGATGGGAAGAGCTTACCAAAAAGGGAAAAGCACTCATCGTCCAAAGAGAACAAATGGAAGCCTATGCACAAGACGTAATAAACAGATACGAACTAGGCAAAAAAGGTCTGGATATTGAAGAGCAAAAACTCATCAAAGACATTGTACTTGGAATGCTCGAAATAGCTTCGAAAGGAGCAGGAGCAGCACTAGGAGCAAAAGTAGGTAAAACAGGTTTTCAATAATTATGTGTCTATATCCTAAACTCATACCAAATAAGCGGTACCTACCAACAAAAAAGAATGGCGGGGTACCGCCTGTTTGTCCTGATGAAAGACTACGTTATGTAACAGCGGCATGTGGAGACTGTTATGAATGCAGGAAACAAAAACAAAGACAATGGATGGTAAGAATGTCAGAAGAAAACAGGCAAACACCAAACGCCTACTTCCTGACACTGACAATCGATGATAAATCATACAAACAACTAAAACAAAAATACAAATTAAAAGATAATAACGATATTGCAACAAAAGCTATAAGACTATGCTTAGAAAGAGTACGAAAGTTAACAGGAAAATCCGTAAAGCACTGGTTTATTACAGAACTAGGACACGAGAAAACAGAAAGATTGCATCTTCATGGGATAGTATGGGGCTTGGGGAATGGAAAGAAAGTAACGGACAATTGGAAATACGGAATCACATTCACAGGATATTTTGTGAATGAAAAAACTATCAACTACATCACAAAATATATGTTAAAAATCGACGAAAAGCACCCAAAATTCAGAGGAAAGGTGCTTTGTTCGGCAGGAATAGGATCAGGCTACCTCAAGCGAGAGGACGCCAAAAGACATGTATATATACCAGGCAAAACAAATGAATCATACCGAATGAGAAACGGAGGAAAACTCAACCTACCTATCTATTACAGAAACAAAATATTTACAGAAGAAGAGCGTGAAAAACTATTCCTAGACAAAATTGAAAAAGGAATTGTATACGTACTAGGAATAAAAATAGACCTAAAAACCGAAGAATCACGATATATGGGCGTACTCGTAAGCGAACGAGAACGTTGTGAAAGACTGTATTACGATAATCCAAAAGATTGGGATGAAAGAAAATATCACAACAGACTCAAAAAACAAAGACAATGGATAGAATCTAAAGCGACTAAGGTCGCCGAGAAACTAAAGAGAAAAGAAGAAAGAAGTGAAGAACGACTAAATAACGACATTGATTTATTCGCCAATCTATATTTCAATCAAAACTACACGTAAAGGGCTGCGCTCGGGCACGTCCAACGGGTACCGTGTTAACATCACACGGGTCTGTATTTATCACCTCAAACGCCAGGAGGCTTAGGTGTATAACGGGAGGGTGAGGTACACCTTTATCCGAAAAACAGCTACCTTAAGACCAAGATAAGGAGTGACGTGCACCCGACCGAAGGTCGTGGTGTGCGGCTTCACCGATACTATGGTGCTAGTCGCTAAGGGGAGCTATGCGCTCCCTATTGCCCTATCACCGTTCAAACGCCACGGAGGCTCAAAGATACTATTGTTAATAGAGGTTAAATCGGAAAAATAAATATCAGAAAATTTGTAGGAATCAAAAAAATCAACTATATTTGTAATGTCAATAAGAAAGGAGGTAAAAATGAAAACTTAGAATTTAC